CGCAAACTATTTATAATGTGATAAAGTAATCTAATTTGTGCTATCATAGAAGGAGAACTCTTAGATGTCAGTTAAGAAATTTAAATTTGTTTCACCCGGCGTATTCTTGAACGAAATCGACAATTCACAACTACCGGCTGATGACGTGGGTATTGGCCCAATTATTGTGGGCAGGACCCGCAAAGGTCCCGGAATGGTACCAACAACTGTTCGATCCCCATCCGAATTTGTGGAGATTTATGGATCTCCCATCCCCGGAGGAGGAGGCCCAGACGGTGACGTTTGGAGGGAGGGGAACCTCGTTGGCCCCACTTATGCCTCTTACGCAGCTTTAGCATATTTAAACGCTGGAGTCGGACCTGTAACAATGGTGCGGCTACTGGGAGAAGCACACCCGGAAGCATCCAGCAACCCGCCAGGTGGCGAACAACTCGCGGGCTGGAAGTGTTCCGGAACCTTCACATCCGCGTCGGCCACGGCTAACGGTGGCGCCTACGGCCTATTTCTTATCGAATCGGCCTCTAACGGCGAGAACATTGGACACCTAGCAGCAACATTATATTGTAACTCCGGAGCCCTGACACTAACTGGAACGCTGGCCAGCAGCAGTGCTGCCAACTTTGGCAGTGCTGGAGCATTCGAGACCATCGGTAAATACGGAGAAATTAAACTACAAGTACATAATACGGATGGCGACGAAGTGTACACGACGGCCCTGAATTTAGAACCAAATTCCGATAAATTCATTAGAAAAGTCTTAAATACAAATCCACAATTGACAAATTCCGGCATTACTCTGGCATCCAATCTTAAAAAAGGTGAACAGTATTATTGGCTTGGGGAGAGTTATGAATCCTTCATTGAGCAAAACTCTACAGCCATCACCAGCTCCGGCAGCGCATCCTGGATGATGCTGGTCGCCCTCGAAGCTTCGGGTACTGCGGATATCCAAAGAGACTATTTAAAAATTGACGCCGCCCCTTCGGAAACTGGGTGGTTCTTCTCGCAGGACCTAACAACCGAAACAGGGAGTTTCGAAATCGAGAAGATGCAACGCCTCTTCAAATTCGTCGCCTTGCAAGAGGGTACTTGGACACAAGAGAATCTCAAAATTTCAATTCAAGATATCAAATATTCATCCAACCTATTAGATCCATATGGGTCTTTCACCGTTTTGGTTCGAAAAGCCTCGGATAGAGATAATGTGCTGAGGGTAGTAGAAAGATTTAGTAACGTTAATTTAAATCCAAACTCTCCCGACTATATTGGCACCAGAATTGGCACAAAATGGCAAGAGTTTAGTTATACTGAATCCCGACTCAGAAGTTATGGAGAATACAAGAACAAATCAAAATATATCAGAGTGCAAATTAACGAAGTAGTGGACCAAGGAACTACGGAGCCGACTCTATTACCATTCGGAACCATGGGTCCCCTCAAATTATCACCATACATAACCGGCAGCACCCGCTACGTTTCGGGATCAGACGCCATCCCAACAAACGCGTTTTATTCTGGTGCTGGTTCGCTGCCTTTGGCCGTAACGCCAAATGACGGTGAATTTAATTTCCCGTCTGGGTCATTGGAATTGCTCATGCCCAGGTTGACATGCCGGCTTTCTGCATCTGACGGAGGCCTGTCAGACGCCACGGACGCTTTCTTTGGCCCTATTACTACCGTCTCCCCAGGTGCCACCAGGTTTGACGCTGGTTATGGCGACTATCTGAGAGCGATGCCAGAAGGCGTTGTTAGAGTAGATAATAAACAGACCATCGATGGAATCGCGTGGACCTCGGGCGCCGCCTCCAAGTGGGCTTCATTCCAATATATAGTGACCTTAGACGACGTTGTCACAAGTGGCTCTGCCACTTCTTATTGGGATAAAGGATCCCGAGTCTCTGGCACTTCTTGTACAGCGAAGGGTGGATCCTATAAATCTATTCTTGATGCCGGCTATAACCGACTCACAACCGCATTCTATGGCGGCGTTGACGGCTTCGACATTACAGAAGCTGATCCAGTAAGGAACAGTTTCCTGGAAGATACAACCCAACTGAATACGGCAAATTATGCATTCAACACAATCAAGCGTGCAATCGACACAGTATCAGATCCGGAGGTTGTGGAAACAAACGTCATCACAGCACCGGGAGTAACAAACGAGTCCTTGACCCAACATTTAATTGATGTCTGCGAAGATCGAGCAGACGCCCTCGCAATTATTGACCTTCCGGATGTATATCACCCAGCTAGTGAGGGCACGGACTACCTGAATTTCAAAAAGCGCGTAGGTTCAGTATCAGAGGCACTCACTGCTTTGCGTGACAGGGGCCTTGATAGTTCTTACGCATGCACTTACTACCCATGGGTCCAAATCAGGGACACAATTTCAAGCCAGCTTCTTTGGGTACCGCCCTCTGTAGTAGCTTTGGGCACTTTTGCTTCTTCTGAAGCTAGATCCCAGGTATGGTTCGCCCCAGCCGGATTCAATCGTGGAGGCCTCACAGAAGGGTCAGCAGGGTTGCCAGTCATCGGCGTGAGTGAGAGAGTTCGTTCTAAAGACAGAGACCTTCTTTACGAAGCAAATGTTAACCCAATTGCAACATTCCCGTCAGAGGGCATTGTTATCTTTGGACAAAAGACACTGCAAGTAACTCCGTCTGCACTTGATAGAATCAATGTTCGAAGGCTGATGATTTACATTAAGAAAGAAATTTCTAAAATTGCAAATGGAATTTTGTTTGATCAGAACACGAAGGTGACTTGGTCAAGGTTTATCGGCCCAGCAAAGAGACTTCTCTCTGGCATCATGACGGGCGGTGGCCTTACAGAATTCAAAGTGGTTCTGGACAAAACCACGACAACTCCTGATTTGATTGATAGAAATATTGTTTACGCAAAGATTTTCCTAAAGCCAGCGAGAGCAATCGAATACATCGCGGTCGATTTCAACATCACCAGAACAGGCGCCTCATTCGACGACTAAAAAAAAGAAAGATAAACTTTTTAACTTATTCAACTACTTAAGATAGTAAGCCCATAGGAGACATAATAGAAAATGGCAAATTTTTGGACAACAGCAACAGGGAGAGATCCCAAAAGAAAATATAGGTTTTTACTTACAATTTCATCCCTCCCGCAAGGCGCTGAGTGGTTTGTGAAAACAGCAGACAGGCCATCCCTAGAGGTGGCATCCACAGAGCACAAGTTTTTAAATCATACGTTTTACTATCCTGGTTCGGTAACTTGGAGTGAGGTCTCAGTGACCTTGGTTGACCCAGTTGACCCAGACATGCAATATGGCTTAGCCAACATTATGAAAGGGTCTGGTTACTATATACCACATGATGGTTCAATGACGACGACTATCGCCAAATCAAAAGCCGTAAAAGCCTTGAATAATGTTACGATTGCGATGATAGACTCTGATGGTGAAGACATCGAGAAATGGACGCTTCACGGCGCCTGGATTTCTGGCATTGAAAATTCGAACCTAGAATACGGCTCTGATGATTTGTCCGAAACCACTGTGAAATTCAGATATGATTGGGCATCGCTCGAAACTGAAGGTGTAGCTGGAGAAGAATACGATATGCAAACCGGGTATATCAAGCCCGAGCAAGCCACGAATGCTGCCGAAGTGACCACTAAAAATTCCACTCCTGTTGATAACGTTGGAAAGGGTTCAACCGGAGGCCGCAAGCCCTGATCTTCATAACAAGCCAAAATTTTAATTATAACAAGAGGTGATAATTGGCACGAAAAAATTCAGAAAGAACGGGAACAGAGGCGAACTCTGGAGCCCCTTCTTCAGCGCCCTTAACAGCAGAGGCCCTAAAAGAACAGCTGTTTAGTTTCCCGAACCCAGTGGAATTGGTAGATCTGCCCTCAAAAGGCCGGTTTTATCCGCAGGGCCACCCGCTTCACAACCAGGAGCATATAGAGATTCGCTATATGACCGCCAGGGATGAAGACATCTTGACTTCAAAAACTTTGTTGAGAAAGGGTGTAGC